TAGTAACAGTACCTGTACCACCACCACTACTTGTACAAGTGTCGCCTACATTAATAGTGCCACCAGTATAAACAAAGTTAAGTTGTTTACCTAATACCGTGCCAGTTATTGCTGTTTCAGATACTCCGTACCCTTGAGATACTGCACCCCAAGTACCGTAACTATTGTTACCGTTTAGTGCACGAATAAATCCGCCACCAGTTGCTATGTAACCAAAATAATTATAGTAAGTAAAGCAACTTACAATTTCGGCTTTACCTTCATCTTTAACCCAGTAGCCAACACCATTATCATTAATAATAGTATAGCCGTGGAAAATCATAGTTTTAGCTCCAGTTGTATGAACTGTACCATCAATTAAAGCGCCAACAGCACCTGAACCAATAAACGAACATTCCAAAACATAAGGAGATTTGTGAGTAATAGGCGATGCTGGGTTCAGTCGAACGACAACACCTTTAATTGTGGAAGTAGTAATATCACTAGGAGTACTTCCTGGCACCCAGCCAGTCATACCTTTCATAGTAACTTTGTTTAATATTGAGCCATTGCTCATTAAAAACATTGACGATTGATTATTTGCTGTAACACCGTCATCACTTAAACCACTAGCTGGCTGAATGTTTACAGTACGTTGATTATCACCAACAATAGCTACGTTTGCAGGAATTGTTATTGGTAACTGCTCACTATAAGTACCAGTTTTAACAAAAATCGTAGCACCTTCTTCAGCACGTTGGCAAGCATATTTAATGGTTGCAAACGGAGTAGCCATATTACTACCACTAGTTACTGCATCACGTCCGTGAGGTGCAACATAATAAACTTTTGCAGCTTCTGTAGCACCCAGCCATGCTAAAGCATTACCAGTTGCATCTGTTGTTAATGATCTACCAACTTTAGCACCGTTAGGGTTTAAAGGAGCTTGATTAATACTATTATTTAATAAATCGTAGTATAAGACGCTTCCAGTATTTGTATCAGCTATAGTTTGCAGCTCGCCTGAACTATTAATAACCGATACACCTAAAAATTTATAATTGGCGTAAGGTATTCCGTATGTTTGTAGTTCTTTTACTTCTTTTTCAGCGTATTGGAAAGCTTCACGTACTGTATCAAATAAGTACGAACTAGGGATTTTAACAACTCGGTCAGTACTAGATACTGCCATAAAGTAAGTATTAGTAAATTTTCCAGCAGGAATATTATTTGTGTCATATCCTGTACCAACATTAACATATCCGTTATATTGTGGAACAGGAGTAAGTGTTGTAGTTGCAGCAAATCCACTAGCTCCGCCAGTGTCAGTTACAACAATATTTGCATAGCTATAGTGACGTCCGCCATTAGTAACTGTAACACCTAAAATACCGCTTGGTGTAGCAGCAACTGTAAAGTTAGCTCCTGTACCTACTGTGGAACTATTAACTTGTACAGTTGCATAAGTATAGTTAGTACCAGTATTGTTTAAAGTAATACTTTGAATAGTGTTACCTTGAGCTAGTGTTACAGAGGCAGCTCCGTTAAGAGCATACTGATTAGCAGTTAATACTATTGTTGGTTGGCTAGTATAATTTTTACCAGGGTTTGTAACAGTTATAGAACCTAATGGATAACCACTAAGAATTGCATTAGCTGTAGCACCTGTACCACCACCACCTGTAATACTAAGAGTAGCGTATGTATAGCCATGTCCTTGATTAGTAATAAGCAAATCTGTTACACCACCAGCAGTTACTAAAGCTGTTACTGTAGCTCCGTGTCCGTCGCCAACAACTGCTACTGTAGGATTACTTGTATATCCACTACCTACATTAGTAATTTCATAGTCAAAAATTGTACTTTTACGAGTAGATACAGTAGCCGCAGCACCTGTACCGTTACCACTAATTACTACTGTTGCGTAAGTGTATCCGGTACCTGCATTTACTAAATTAATATCAGTAACAGCACCAGCAACAATTGTTACTGTTGCTGTAGCACCAGTACCATCACCAACAATATTTGCAGTAGCACTTGTATATCCACTACCCAAGCTAGTCATGTGAACGTCCGCAATTGGAGTTCCTAAGTTGAGCGCTATAGCAACTGTAGCACCTGTACCACCACCGCCAGTAACTACTCCGCTAACACTAGTATAACGTGAACCAGCATTGTCAATAGTTGCACTTGCGACGTTTTTACCTGGGGGGACAACAATTGTTGCTGTAGCACCTGTACCATCGCCATTTAATGTAACAGTAGAGTTATTAGCATAGTTAGTACCACCATTATTAAGTGTAATTGACTGTAGTGCCGCACCTGCTAAAAGTAAGTTTACTGTAGCACCTTCACCATCGCCTTGAACAGCTACTGAAGTAGTTAATCCACTATAACCGCTACCTTGTGCAGTAACTGCTACACCACTTAAAACACCTAGCTTATAGCTTAGTAAATTATCGTTATTATCTGCTAGTTTCCAGTCATTAACATCACGTACTAAAAACTTGTTAGAAGTTTTTACAGGACTAGTAATAGTTAAATCTGCATCACGTAATTCGCCAGCTTTAGTATTAGTATAAGTACCAGTACCAACAGTTCCTGGTGTAACACCATGACCACTTACTAACTTAATGCCTTCGGTACGTTTAACGTATACTAGCGAAGCTCCATCAATTGATATGCCGTGACGTTGATCTTCAACTGAAATTGAGCGATTGTTTTGACTAGTTCCACGAACAGCGGCAACATTTGCCTTTGTAGTTAAAACTGTATCATCACGTGTAGTGCCATTTGTTAATGAAGCACCACTAAAGTAGAAATAGTTATAACCATTAATATTAGACGCTGTGCTAGTTATTAAGGTTGTTTTTTCGTAACGTACACCACTAATCCAGTATACAAACTTTGTTTGACCTGCAGCGGGGAAGATTGCCAATGTTTTTGCTACTGCTGCGGTTTGATACGCTGTGCCAGTAGCAAACTGACTGTTTTCACGAATAGTAACATCACCGTTTTTATCAATTGAGTAAACTCGTGTGCCATTATCGCTAAATTCTACCACACCGCGAGTATCAGGGTGTTGGTTGTCAAAACCAGTAGGATCATCAGTTGTATTTGTAACCGTTGAACCACTTAGAACGTCTAATACTCCATCAATAACAACATTGTTATTGATATTAGTTGTACCAGTTGCAGCACCGATTTCAATTGATGTAGCAGCTCCAGCAATATTTAAGGCTGTTGCTGCATTAAATGCATTTACAGTTGTTGCAGTTGTATTTAATAAATTAAAAGTTGCTTGATTGGTAGTGATATCACCACCTTTAACTTGCAAATCGCCATCAATTACTACATTATTTTTAACAGTAGTTGTACCAGTTGCAGCACCAACATTAACTGCGGTAGCAGCACCAGCCAAATTAACTGTGGTAACTGTGGTATTTGCAAGATTAAAAGTAGTGCCTGAAACAGTTAAATCGCCACCATCAACATTAAGATCTCCGTCAACGTCTAGTGTACCCGATACACGAGTATTGCCTAGTGTAGAAGTTCCGTCTGTTGTAAGTGTAGTACCGTTTGTAAGATTTAAACTACCACCATTAATATTAATAGTTGCACCGCCTGTGGCAGTATACGTAGCAGCAGCACCACTAGCAATTATTGGTCCAGTGACCGTTCCGCCTGCAGTGCGACTTAAAAATAAATCTGCGTAAGCTTTAGTAGCTGCGTGTAATGGGTCTGTAGGAGCTGCATATAGGGTAAGCATACCCAACATTGCGTCGCCGTCTTTAGACAAGAATCCTTCTGCGCCAGTAGCAAAGCTACTCCAGTTTGTGTTTGTTCCACCAGCTGGATTACTACCACCTAGTGAGTCTACGTTAGCAATAAAACTAGATGCACCAGCTTTTACAACGTCGTCTTTGTAGTACTGAGTAGTACTTACCCAAGTGCCCATCCAACGAATACCACCATTAAACTTTAACCATTTATTAGCGGCTAAGTCTGTAGCAAATACTGTGGAAGCATGTGGTAAAATAGAGATGTAAGTGTTACCACCGTAAGTAATAACTTCGTCAGTAGCATATTGTGTGCTAGCAGCCCATACACCACTAACCTTAAAACCTGCAACAATCTTATCCCAAGTTGCTGTAACAGTTGGATTTACTGCTAAATTATCTGATTTTGCACGATACAGCGAACCACCGTAACCTACGATTTCATTAATTTTATAAGATGTTCCGCTCGACCAGACTCCTTGATAGGAGAATCCTGAGTTATATACTTGCCATTTTGTAGCGTCTGTTGGTAAATTACCAGTAGTTACACCAAGAGAAATATAAACATTTCCACCGTAATTAACAATATCACCTTGGAAATATGCAGTAGCATTAACATAGTTACCTTTGTAACTATTACCAGCTGTTAATAATTCCCAGTTTAAAGCAACTGTTGGAAGAATAGTAGATTGTGTTAATTTGCTGCGATAAACATTATTACCATACACAACAATATCATTAACATAATATTCTGTTACAGCACTAAAATTACCAGTAAACTTAATACCTCCCACATATAATTCCCAGTAGCTGGTATTGCTAGGAGCATTGTTAGTAGTCTCTACTTTAGCGCGATAAATATTCGCACCATAAGCAACTAAATCGTTTGGCTTATATGCTGTAGCATCGTTATAAATACCATTAGGGCTAACACCCTCTACAAACTTATCCCAGTATGTGGTATTTGTTGGTAAGTTATTTGTTCCATCTTGTTTTGCAACAAAAATCGAACCACCATACTTAACAACGTCATTCTTTTGATACGAAACAGAACTAGAATAAGTTCCTTCGTACTGAATACCGTCTAAAAAGCGTGACCAGTACGTTGTATTAGGAGGAGTAATATTTACGGCATCTTTGATACAAACATAAACAACACCACCATGTGCAATACCGTCACCTACTTTATAAGTGCCGCTTGTACTAAAAACGCCCATAAAGTTAAAACCAGACACCATTAAAGCCCAATAAGCCGTGTCGGTTGGTAATACACCCGCTGATTTTAGCGCGTATGTGTATACATATACATTACCACCATACTTAACGATATCATTAGATTCGTATGTAGTGGCATTACTCCACTGTCCAGCAAAGTGGAAGCGTAATTTTCCTAGATCAATTAGTTGACTCATATTATATTAGCCTCATAAGTAAGTGTCCTTTGTTACCCCACTCAAACTGAATAGTATCTTTTGACCAAACCCATTGTTTGTAGTCATACTTATCAATCACGCCTTCTTCAGGCAGCGAGACTGGAGTGTCCCCGTCTAAAACTTCTACATTCAAATTGCCTGTGTCAGGGTCTAGACGGAACCCATAAAACACCTTGTCGGCTAAATCTGTGCCTTCATAAAATCCTGCCATTATGAGACTCCTTGTAGTATTGAAAATACAACATCTAGGCTACTATCTACTTTTGATGAAACAATTAGTTTATCGCTAGTTGCAAGTACCAGTTTGTTGCCTTTCATGAGCTCAAAAGGCTCACCGCTTTCTATTCGTTTGTCTTTGTGGATGTAAGTATCTACTCCACCTCTTCGCAATTTAATTGTAATTGGAACTGTTGTAGATAACAAGTTAGTTATCGAACATCCAATTACAATTGATTTATCAATTGCACTAAAAGTTTCTACTTCAGTAGTACCTACGGCACGTGACATTGCGTTTACAAATACTGTTGCCATATATTACCCCAATGCAATTGCCATAATAATGGCTTTTTCTGTTGCTATTTGTTCTGTTAGTGCGGTACTGCCACCGCCACCGCCACTAGACAGTGAAGAAATGTTACCTTGATTATTTTTATAATACAAGATACCATCTGCAGTATTTAATGCTAACTCGCCGTCTTCTAAATCAGCTTGAGTAGGAATTTTTCCAGTTACAGAACTTCTTTTAAGTTGTATTTTAAGTACTGGATCGACAGTTAATACAATCCTTGTACCACCGCCTATAATCGCAATACCTTCAGGATAGCTAGTACCACCATTAGTTACTGTTATAACACTATTACTAATACTGATTCGACCATCACCGTTTCCGCCAACTACAACTATATCTGTTTGTCCATTAAAAGCTACAAGTGAGTCGTACTGTACAGCTGAAATAATAGTTCCGCTAAGTATTGGCATAACAGTTCCTTTTAATATTAAAAGCTTCCACCATCAATTTGAACAAGCTCTACTAAACCATCGGTTACAGTAAATTGAGTGGCAAGAAACTTAGATAAACCTTTGATTAAGGTAGTAGCAGTTGGAATAACTGTTTGTGAAACTGCAGTTACTAAACCTTTTGCGTTAACTGTTAAGGTTGGAACAGTAACGGAGTCGCCATAAGTTCCAACGTTTGTGTTAACTGTAGCCAGTGTAATGGCTGTTGAAACTGCTGCCGAACCATCAACACTTGTTAATGTGGCAGTTGCATCGCCTGTTAAACTCAAGTTACGTGCTGTTTTCCACTTGGTAGTTGTAGAAGAATTACCTACTAACTCAGCGTAAACGTTTGTAACAGTTAAGTCTTTGTTCATATTCCAGCGATCATCACCACTTGAATATGTTATAGCTGCTGCAACTGTAGGGCCCCGAACTGTAATACCACCACCATCTGCTTGTGCAGCTGAAGTAGCATCTTTTGCTAATTCAATGTTTTTATCACCAATTGACACAGTAGTTGAATTAACTGTGGTAACAGTACCTAATACCGTTAAATTGCCTGTGATTTCAGCATTACCTGCAATTGAAATATTTGCAGCAGTAATGTCATTTGAATTTAATGTACCAGATACTGTAACGTCATTAAACGTAACATTTGATGTAAGACCAAGTGCTTGCGGTAAACTAATTGTAACTGTGTTGTTAGTAACAGCAGTTAAAACACCCGTTCCGCCAGTAATTGTTAGCGTGTCTGTTAATAAGCTAACTGTGTCTGTGCCACTGTTACCAGCAATTGAAAGATTTGTTGCAACACTTACAGTACCTGCAGCAGTTAATCTGCCTTTAGTATCTACTGTAAAAGTAGGAATCTCTGTTGCTGAACCATAGCTATTTGCAGTAACTCCAGTATTTGCTAAAGTAAGCGCTGCCGATACATTTGCTGAGCCATCAATTGCTGATAGTGTTGCAGTTGCATCGCCTGTTAGCGATAAATTGCGAGCATTTAACCATTTAGTAGTTGTATCTGCATTACCAATTAAGTCTGCAGTAACACGACGTGCTGTAAAGTCACCATTTGAATCGCGCTTTACTAATGTGCCTACTGTATTTAGATTGGTAGCAGCGTCAACCATGTCGGTATAGCGCTTACCACCAATAATAATGTGATTTACTGCATTGTTAGCAGTTTCAAGTCCAAGACCAATGTAAAGGCGATCGCCGCCATTTGATCCATTATCCGTTAAGCCCGAATAGGCTAACTCGCCTGCGCCTAGTACCCCAGGATTACCTGAAGTTTCACTGCGTTTAATTCTTAAAATAGAAGCCATAGCTTAATCCTTTAAAATTGACCAGCTTCAAAAATCTGCTTGTCTAGCAAATTAGTAGCTTTCCACATATTTGTTGCTGTGTTATAAACCAACACACCACCGTCTTGTAGTTGACTAACGTCAACGTCCGCGGAGTTTGTTAATGAATTTACCGCCGGAGGTGGCATCATACCACTAGTAATAATTCTAGCAGGCTTATCGTCTGTGACAACGCGATTTACTAGTTGTTCTTGAACTATACTAGTATTGTTACTTTGTGTTACAATTACTTCGGTTGTCATCTAGTAACCTCTTGAACTAAAGTAAGATTTCCGTAAATAAACGGAATTACATTGTTACCATTATATAGTTCTAAACTATATACTGCGGTTGAAAAAGTAAAAGCTTGTGTTACATTTGCTAATAATGTAATCTGAATTGTTTTAGTAGTATTATCTAAACTAATTTGTGTATTCTGCGTTGTTGCTTCATGAATAATTGTTGTACTGTCTACTGTTTCACGAATTTGCATACGTGCAGCATAGCCTGCTAGTGAAACAGGTTGGTTAAACTCTATTACGCCACCGCTTGTATACGCGGTATACGCCAAACTATTTACTTGATTTATTTCTACAGTAGTAGTAGTTGGTATAAGGGTTGACAGGTGATACTCTTCACTTGTTGAGTTAATTTCTTTCATACCACCTGCACCAACTACACGAAATCTCCAGCCTATTGGTAGATTATGTGGTGTGGTAGTAGTAACTATACAAGGAGCTGATTTTGCAATAGCAGAAATTGGTACATAAACTTTTGTTTCTGATTCCCAACGAAATGTCTCTTGAAAAGTGCTGCCTTGATAGATTTTATAGTTAATTTTTGCTGGTTGCATTAGCCCACCTTAACCTTTTTAGCTGCAGCTATAGT